CGTGTCGATCTTCGGCGCGGCCGGACCTGCCCTCGATGAGGTGGGCCTTTCCGCCTGGATCGCGCAGGCCGCACCGGGCGAGACGCTGGTCTACCATCGCGGCTTTCTCGCGGTCGATGCGACCTCGGTCATCTCGAAACTGCCTGCTGAACAGCAGCGCACCTTGCGCCTCGTGGCTTCAGCTGCGCTGCGCGCCGCCGAGCAGGGCCTTGTCCACCTCGTGCAGGCCCGGATCGGCCCCGACCAGTTCGCCTACATCGCCATCGCCCGGACCAAGCCGCGCCAGGCCGGTCCTTCCCTTTCGGTGCGCCTCCTCGAGGCCGCCTGACCCCATTCCCCTATCACGGAGACCCCCATGACGTTCCCGCAGAACACCCCCAGCATCGATCAGCTGATCAACCTGCCTGCTGGCGAGATCGCCCAGCTTCCCGTCGAGCTTCTGGCCGCCCTGCAGTGCGAAATCGACGCAGCGGCGAAGCAGATGAAGGCTGTGACTTCGCGGTTCTCGACCGCACTTGAGGTCCGCTATGCGGCCCGCGCCGCCGAGGCACGCCGCGCCTGCGGCAAGGATACCGGCACCGTCCGCCTGGTCGATGGCGATTTCACCGTAGTCGCCGATCTGCCGAAGCGCGTCGAATGGGACCAGGCCAAGCTCGCCGCCATGGTCGAGCGCATCCGCGCCGCGGGCGAGGATCCGGCCGAATACGTCGAGATCAGCTTCAAGGTGCCCGAGCGCGCCTACTCCGCCTGGCCCGAGGCGATCCGACAGGGCTTCGAGCCCGCCCGCACCGTCAAGACCGGCACGCTGAAGGTCGACCTCCTGCCGCAGGAGGATCGCGCATGAGCCTGCCCATCATCACCGCCGACCAGCGGCTGGCCGAGCCGCGTGGCATCAAGGGCTGCATTTTCGGCAAGTCGGGCATCGGCAAGACCAGCCTTCTCTGGACGCTCGACCCCGCCCGCACCCTGTTCATCGACCTCGAGGCGGGCGATCTGGCCATCGAAGGCTGGCCGGGCGACAGCATCCGGCCGCGCACATGGGCGGAATGCCGGGACTTCGCGGTGTTCATCGGCGGGCCGAACCCGGCCTTGCGTGATGAACAGCCCTACAGCCCCGCGCATCATGCCGCCGTCTGCCAGAAGTTCGGCGATCCCGCCGCGCTCGATCGCTACGACACGATTTTCGTCGACTCGATCACCGTGGCAGGGCGGCTCTGCTTTCAGTGGTGCAAGGGCCAGCCGGAAGCGGTGTCGGAGAAGACCGGCAAGCCTGACGTCCGTGGCGCCTACGGGTTGCACGGGCGCGAAATGATCGCCTGGCTGACCCACCTCCAGCACACTCGGGGTCGCAACGTCTGGTTCGTGGGGATCCTCGACGAGAAGTTCGACGACTTCAACCGGCGCATCTTCCAGCCGCAGATCGACGGATCGAAGACCGGGCTCGAGCTGCCGGGGATCGTCGACGAGGTGATCACCATGGCCGAGCTCAAGGCCGATGGCGGCGAACCCTACCGCGCCTTCGTCTGCCACACCATCAACCCCTGGGGCTTTCCGGCAAAGGACCGTTCCGGTCGCCTCGGCCCGGTGGAAGAGCCGCATCTTGGCCGTCTGATGGACAAGATCCGCGCCCCCGGCACGCCCGCGCCCCGTCGCCTGACCTTCACGCCGCCCGCTGAAGGCGCGGCTGATCACCCCCATCCGCAATCCTGATCCGCAGAGGAGACACCCCATGGGTTCCTGGAACGACTTCAACGACGCCCAGTCCAACACCAACCTCATCCCCAAGGGCACGCTGGCCAAGGTGCGGCTGACGATCCGCCCCGGCGGTTTCGACGACCCGTCGCAGGGCTGGACCGGGGGTTACGCGACCCGCGGCTCGACCGGCGCGGTCTATCTGAACGGCGAGTTCACTGTCACCGAGGGGCAATACGCCCGGCGCAAGATTTTCACCCTGATCGGGCTCTACAGCCCGAAGGGGCCGGATTGGGCCAACATGGGCCGCAGCATGATCCGCGGAATGCTGAACTCGGCGCGCGGGATTTCCGACAAGGACCAGTCCCCGCAGGCGCAGTCTGCGCGCCGGATCAACGGGCTTGGGGATCTGGACGGGATCGAGTTCCTGGCCCGGATCGATGTCGGCACCGATGCCAGCGGTGACGACAAGAACGAAATCCGCAGCGCGGTGACGCCGGACCATCGGGACTATGCCCAGCACATGGGGCTGGCGGCGCAACCGGGCTATCACCCGCCCGCGCAACCCGCGGCGCAGCAGCCGGTCCAGCAGCAACCTGCGTCGCCGGTGCCCGGTCGTCCCTCCTGGGCGCAGTGAGGGCCTGATCCATGCGCCTTCGCCCCCGTCAGAGCCTGTTCGTGGAGCGCAGCCTCGCTGCGCTCTGCGATCACGGCAACACCCTCAGCATCGCCTCGACGGGCTTCGGCAAGACCATCGCCCTGTCGGCGGTCGTCGCCAAATCCCTCGAGGGCAGCGATGCCAAGGCCTGCATCCTTGCGCACCGCGACGAACTGACCGCGCAGAACCGGGCGAAGTTCGGCCGGGTTGCGCCTGACATCACCACCTCCGTGGTCGATGCCGAGGCCAAGAGCTGGGCCGGGCGGGCGACCTTCGCCATGGTGCCGACCCTCTCGCGGCCCGCCAATCTGGCGGCGATGCCCGCGCTCGACCTCCTCGTCATCGACGAGGCGCATCATGCGGTGGCCGACAGCTATCGCCGGATCATCGAGCATATCAGGGACGCAAACCCTGCATGCCGGATCTTCGGCGTCACTGCCACGCCCAACCGGGGCGATCGCAAGGGGCTCCGCGAGATCTTCGACAATGTCGGCGATCAGGTGCGCCTCAGCGAGCTGATCGCTTCCGGCCACCTCGTCCCGCCCCGCACCTTCGTCATCGACGTGGGCGTCCAGGAACAGCTGCGCGCCGTGCGCAAGAGCGCCGCAGACTACGACATGACCGAAGTCGCGCAGATCATGAACCGCGCGCCGGTGACCGACGAAGTGGTCCGTCATTGGCAGGAAAAGGCAGGCGAGCGGCCGACCGTGGTCTTCTGTTCCACCGTCGCTCATGCCGAAAACGTCACGGCCGTCTTCAACGCCGCAGGGATTTCGGCGGCCGTCATCCATGGCGATCTCGATGCCGGCACGCGTCGCCGGATCCTCGCCGCCTATGCCTCGGGCGAAATCCGCGTCATCGTCAACGTGGCCGTGCTGACCGAGGGCTGGGACCATCCGCCCACTTCCTGCGTCGTGCTGCTGCGGCCGAGTTCCTACAAGTCGACCATGATCCAGATGGTCGGGCGGGGCCTGCGCACGGTGGATCCCGAGGAATACCCCGGTGTCATCAAGACCGACTGCATCGTGCTGGATTTCGGGACGTCGAGCCTGATCCACGGCACGCTGGAACAGGATGTCGATCTCGACGGCAAAACCGCGACCGGTGAGGCGCCGACGAAAACCTGCCCGGCCTGTGAGGCGGAAATCCCGCTTGCCGCCATGGAATGCCCGCTCTGCGGGGAGGTGTTTGCGCGCGACCTTGAGGAATCCGGCGAAGGCCAGGATGCCATCGCGCTCTCGGGCTTCATCATGTCCGAGATCGATCTGCTGAAGCGATCGAGCTTCGCATGGGTCGATCTCTTCGGCGATGACGCCGCGCTGATGGCCAACGGCTTCAATGCCTGGGGCGGGATTTTCTTTCTCGACGGTCGCTGGCACGCGGTGGGCGGCGCGAAAGGCCGTGCGCCCCGGCTGCTGGGCGTTGGCGAGCGGGCGGTCTGCCTCGCACAGGCCGATGACTGGCTGAACGAATACGAGACCGACGAAAGCGCCTTCAAATCGAAGGGCTGGCTGAAGCAGGCGGCGACCGAAAAGCAGCTGCAATACCTGCCGCCCGAGTTCCGGCAGGACTATGGGCTGACCCGCTATCGCGCCTCGGCCCTGATGACCTTCGGTTTCAACAAGCGCGAAATCCGCCAGCTTGTCGGCCGTGCCAGCCCGGACATCGGGAGGGCGGCGTGAGCCATGTCGCAGAAATCGCATCTGCACCCGATCAGGTTTCGGACCGTGCACGCCTCTGGCACCCACGCTTCGTGC